ATCATTTAGCAAAACTGTTTCAAATGAAAGATGCACCAAACGCTCAAGTCGAACAGCGTAAGAATCAAGTTATCAAACAAAGGGAGATTGCTGCTATGCCAAGATCTGCAGCAGTAGAAACTGGCAAAACAGAACCTCCAATGAATGATGAAGATATTTTTAACGCTGGATTAATGGGCTTGAAGCGATAAAAATAAAGGATAAATAACATGGCTGAAACAAAAAAGTCGATGTACAATGGTGGTTCTGCTGGTGTCCTATATACGGATAGACGGGATTTCTACGTAAGCCCACAGGTTGTAAAAGAACTGTGGACTGACGTTGCCCCTTTCACTACCGTAATTTCAAATAGAGAAAGCAGAAAAGTACCAGACCCAATTTTTAAGATGTTTGAACATCGTAATCCTTGGGTAAAACAAAAGTTCCTATGGAATAAAGGAACACCCGGAACAGTACCAGATAATGATACTGGTCTAGGCTCTTTACCAGTTGATGGTATTGTTGGATTATCTTCCACTCCAGATGATTCTTGGATTGGTTTGGTAATTGAATGTTGGAGTACAGATGAATCAAGTAAACTTGGAACAGTTGTAATTACTGCAGTCTCTTCAACACCAGAACTAACAGTTAAATCACTTTCTGGTGGAACAATAGTTCTACCTAATAATGGTGTTAACTATGTAATTGGTAATGCACAGGGTGAAGGTATGACAGCACCTGAAGCTTGGTCTGATGAATTGCAAGTAGTCTATAATTCTTCACAGATATTTAAGACTCCTTTGCAAATTACCGGAACACTTCTAGCTGCGTCTTTACGTGGTGAATCATCAGAGTTGTCACGCTTGCGTGCACAAAAGAACCAAGAACACAAAATGCAGAAAGAAAAGGCTTTCCTTTTTGGACAGCGTGATAGTGGTACTGGTTTAGGTGAGTCTGCATATGATGCTGGAAATAAAGCATCTAATGTTGATGAAACATTTGCTGATGATGGGAGAACCGATGCTAGTGGTAATGTTATCCGAACCACTTATGGAATAATAAGTGCTATGGATAAATATGGTGAAACCGGATCTTATGATTATCAGAATGTATTTAGCGTTTCTGAAGCAAGCTACGGATATTCTAACTTCGTGGATGATATGGAAAAAGTTTTCCAGTATGTTCCTGAAGCTGGAGTAAAAAGAGCTTTCTGTGGAGCTGGTGCATTAGGATATTGGTCAAAGATTGCTGGTACTTCTGGTATGGCTGGTAATTCTGGTTGGACAGTTAACATGAGTGATATGAAGAGGGATTCTCTTGGATTTAATTATAGAATCCTTGAAACTCCTCACGGTATTCTTCAGTTGATTCCAACTCCAGCATTACGTGGTCCTTACAACAAATACATGATGGTTGTAAGTGAAGAAAATCTATTTCATGCTCAGTATCGTTCACCAATGTATCAAACCAATATCAAAACAGATAATGCTTTTGACGGAGTGAAGGACCAATACTTCTCTGATGAAGGCGTTGGTATCTCATTGATTGAAAGTCATCATCTGTTTAAAGTTACAGATTAAGGAGGCTTATTATGGCTAGACCTTATCTAGGTGGTTCAACTGGTGGCGTTAAAGCCCTTACTGCTAGTGCAACATTGCAAAAGGCAGATAGTGGAAAAGTAATAACTTTTACACCGCCAAGTAGTGCAGGTGCTTTAGTGGTTACTTTACCGGCATGTGATAAAGGAATTGAGTTAAAGATCATTCAAATTAGTGATTACGATACAGCAGCATGCAAAGTGCTTTCTGCTGAAGGTAATAACTTTGTAGGACATCTACAGGCTCAAACAGGAGCTGGCGACAACGCTGGGGCAAATGTTGATTATATCGAATTTGGCTCTGCAACACTTGCTGGTGACTACGTTTCTTTAGTATCTGATGGTTCAAAATGGTATGTTGTTGATAGTTGTATGAAAATAACTAGTAACGGCATGGCTTTTAGGTCATCATAAATAACGGTAACTAAACTCGGGGGGAGATTAATAGTCTCCCCCTCGGAATAAATTATGGCAACATATCAAGTAAAAATAGAAGACTTAATCGGCAGCGTAGGAGATACGGCTGCTATATCTGATTTCTGTACAGATACAGCTAGAGAGCTGATTAATATTGCTCCTAGAGACGTTCTTGAAATAATGGCTGAAGAAATAGATGATAGTGGTAGTGGAGCTTCTTTATCAAATTCAAAGTTTCTTTATGCTAAAAAAGATGGTTATGAGGCAATTAAAACTCGATCTGATAGAACAGCAAGATATACAGATTCTAATTCTATTTATTTTGCTACAACTAAAAATCCTATATGTTATATTATAAAAAATAAAGCATATGTTAAGCCATCTGGTGGGCAAGTATTTGCAGTTAAATTTCCGACTATAGCTTATGGGGACTCATTTGGCAGTTACGCAAGTAGTGGAACTATAGTAGCAGAAGATTTAGAGCCTGCAATTTTATTAGGTGCAGCAGTTAAAGGAAGATTAAGACAATTAGCAGATAAAAGAACATCTTTACCTATTGGGTTAGTATTTCCATCTACTCCTTCAGTACCAAGTTTGTCATCAAATCAAATAGGTACTTTACCAACAGCACCTGCTTATACAGCTCCATCATTAGATGCTAGTACAGATCAAATAACTAAAATGGAATCTGGAACTATTGGAAGTGCTCATTTAGATACTGAGCAATGGTTTGATGTTGCTGGTCAATATATAGAAGATTCTGAAGATATAGAATTAGCATCTGCACAAATTCAAAAAATTGGTTCTTATTTAAATGCTTATGCTCAATCAATGCAAAATCAAATGAATATATTTAATGACGCTAATGTAGAGTATCAGGCAGAAGTTCAAAGAGTCACAGAGAACGCTAGGCTATCATCACAAGATGATGCTCAGTTATTACAGAAGTATCAAGCTGAACTTCAAAATTATAGCAACGAATTGAACGCACAGGTACAATCATATACAAATGATTTACAAAGATTTTCTCAAGAACATACGTTAATGTTTCAAGAACTACAAGTTCTTCAAGCTCAATATGCACAAGCAGTACAAGCGATACAAAAAGGATAATGGCTGATACTTTTAAAATTCAATATTCTGGCAAAGCAACTCCGATAGAAGAAGTTGAAGCGGCAGATGGTAGTAAAACTAGAATCGTTCATAGTAATATTGATAAAAGCATTGCTGGCTCAATGGAATATGAATTAGGTGGGACTGACCATTTTCTTGAATATAAAAGTTATACTACAACAACGGGTGAAGTTAGTTTAGAACACTCTACTATATTTAATAAAGATATAGATGTAGACTGGATGATGATAACAATTACAGAAGCTGCTGGCTCTGGGACCCCTGATTGCAAAGTAAAATTAGAACATGGAAGTTTTTCTCAAGAAGCATTTTGGGTAAAATTAATAGGCGTAGGTGATTTTACAATAATGCCAATGCGGGGATTAAATCAAGATGGTAGTGATATAGAATTAGCTTCAACAAGTAACTCAACATTAGCTAAAGTAGATATATTAATAGGAGAAGTTTCATAATGAAGCAACAGCAAATGATCGAGATGGTCCAAAAACATCATCCCGAAATGACAGAAACAGAAATTAGAATATACTTAAATAAGGCATTAGATGAATTTTGTGAACAAACTAAAATCCTTAAGGGTCAAGAAACTTTCACTACTACTGCTAACACTCGTTATTATAAGCTTGACGATCTTGATGCTGATGGTAGTGGGACTGATCAACATAAGTTTATTGATGTTGATAGAGTTGACTACAACAATTACCAAATATCTAGGCTGGCAGACCCGCCAGAGAAATATTCGAGTTCATAATGGCTACAACTGAAAGAACAAAAGCATTAGAACATGTATGGTGGATTGAATATTCATCGGAGAAGAGCACAGGTTACCACGTTCCATCAATTGCGGTGGCGAAAGTAACAAGTGCTGATACTACTACAAATTTTACAACAGCAACATCAGGAAAAACTGTAAGAATATACGGTTCAGTATATGATGAGGATTTTGTTGAGTCTGGTACTGGCATTGCATTAACAGAAGAGCCTAATATACCTAGTCAGTTTCATGAGGGTTTAGTTCATTACGTCATCATGAAAGGATACGAAGATAAAATGGCAGATGAAGGAAGTATGCAAAAAGCAGGTTACTTCAGAAATTATTGGAATTTATGTATAAAGATGGGAACACAATACGGAAATAGAAACTTTGATAACACAGGATTTAGTATAAAGCCAGCAGACGGCTTTTTAATGTAACAATAAACAAGCCCATTCACGGACCGTCAATCCTTAGGGCAGGAGGCAAACATGGCAAAGAAACAACACTTATCAGTACAGGAATCTTTAAACTCAGCAGGCTTTGGTGGCACTTGGACCGTCAATGCGGCAGCCACTCATGGTGGCACAGCTACAGGGAATACAATCCATTTAGATGTATCTGGAGCTGGACAAATAGGCGTATACGCAGCTGGGGCAATATATTTTAACTTTTCAGCATCATCAACAGATTGTAATACATCTAATGATCTAAAAATACCAGCAGAAACCTTAGTATTTCTAACGGTCCCACAAGGACTAGGTTCTACGGTTTATTTTAACCATCTTGGTGTTGCTGCTTGTGCAGTAAGAGTAGTGGAGGTTTAAGATGATCACAAATTTTATGAGTTCAGAGTCTGGATTAGGTTCAGGTGGAACAATATCTGGTGACTTAACTATAAATGGAGATTTAACTGTAAATGGTGATGGTAGTGGAGCATACGATGAAATAGTCAATGGAGACCTTCACATAAAATCAGATAGCGGTAATTCTACTACTGCATTTTTAGTGGAAAACAATGCTGGAACAGATGTATTTACTGTAGATACTGCAAATAGTCACATTGATGTTATGGGTACCAATGAACAAATTGCAAACTTTGCAGGTTCTAATGCTAATAGAGCTTGGATTGGTATTAATGCAACTGGAACTGGTGGTGACCATTGGTTATTAATGTCATCTGCTAATAGTGGAACTTCTACTGGTGGAGGTGGTGCTTTTGCAATAGTTAATAATAGTGAATCATTAAATGCAATGATTATTACCTCAACAGGTCTTGTTGGTCTTGGTGCAACGCCTACTCTTAGTAAATTAGAAATTACAACTTCTTCTAATACAAGAGGTTTAGTTATAAATGCAACAGATAGTAATGCTTCTTATATGCAATTTACAAATTCAACTACTGGAACTGGAACAAGTGATGGATTTCAAATTGGTTTACAATCAGATGAATCAGCTTTTATAGATTTAAAAGAATCAAATCATTTAATAATTACTACATCTGGTACAGAAAGGTTTAGAATAGCTAGTAGTGGAGAAGTAACTATTACTAATACTACAACAAGTAGCACTACAGAAGGTGGTGCATTAAGACTTACATCTAATGATGGTGCAACTCTTGGAGATGCTCATAGACTTGGAATTGTGGAATTTGCAGCTGCAGATGATTCTGCTGTAGTAGTTGGAGCTTCAATTGAATCATTTAATGGTAGGGGGTCAGCTTGGACTGATTCAGAAAATACAACTGATTTAACTTTTTCTACAGTAGAAACAACTACTTTAACTGAAAGAATGCGTATTAAAGGTAATGGAAAGGTTGGCATCGGAAATGTAAATCCTTCAGTTGCATTAGAGGTTACTGGTAGTACAGGTCTTAAATTAGTTAATACTGGCAATACTACAGTTTTTCACATACCAACTTCTGGTTCTTATCAAATCGGTACAGAAACCGATGATCCTATGGATATATTTACAAACAATACCAAAAGGATGCGTATTGATAATAATTCTCGCATTAGTTTATCTAATAATGATAATGGTACTGGGAATACTCTTTTTGGGCATGATTCTGCAAATAATTTAGCATCAGGTTCAAATTATAATGTTATTATGGGGGCTTTCGCAGCCAATCAAGGAGTAAATGGTGGTGATTTTAATGTTAGTATAGGAACTAACTCATCAAGAGGTCTTACTTCGGGAAGTTATAATGTAGCGGTTGGTTCTAATGCTTTATATACTAATCAAACTGGTAGTCACAATGTTGCTATCGGAGAAAGTGCAGCAAAAACAGTAAATTCAGCAGACTCAGACGGAACAGTTGCTATTGGAAATTATGCTTTAGAAGTATTAACCGAAGGTCAATATAATACTGCTGTGGGTTACAGGTCTGGTGATAATGTAACAACTGGTGATAAGAATACATTAATTGGTTACGATGCTGGTTCAAGAGGTGGAAGTGCAGATGGTATTACAACTGGTGGTAGTAATACTGCAGTTGGTTATAGAGCAATTAGTGGAAATTCTGGTAGTCCTCTTACTGGCGATGCAAATACTGCAGTTGGTACAGATGCTTTAAAAACATTAAGTGGTTCTGCCTCTTACAATACTGCCATTGGTAATGTAGCTGGAACAGGTTTAACTACAGGTTCACAAAATATTGTAATTGGAGCTGGTTCGGGACACGCTTTAACGACTGGTAACTATAATACAATAGTTGGTGTTGACGCTGCTAATATACACGATGATGTTAATAATGTTGTTGCTATTGGTTGGAACGCTGGTAAAAATGTAACCGCAGATTCATCTATTGCGATAGGGTATGGAGCTGCTTTAGACCTTACTTCAGGAGTTCAAAATACAATTATTGGATATAATGCAGCGAAAGAAATAACAACTGGTGGATACAATACTATTATTGGTTATGAAGCAGGAGGAGGAAATTCTTCAACATCGACTGCCTTTACAGGAACTGAAAATACTTTTATTGGTCAACAATGTGGTTGGAAACAAGAACAAGCTCCTCATAGAAATACTTATATTGGTTCTAATGCAGGTGGAACATCAATAGGTGGTACTGATAATACGCTTGTTGGACAAGCTGCAGGGTATGATATGACTTCAAGTTACAATACTTTTATAGGTGGTAAATCGGGATTAAATGTTACATCATCTCCATCTAATACTGCTATTGGGTATAATGCAATGAGAGGAAGTGATTCAACGGCTGGAACTGGTACTGGTCAAAATACAGCAGTAGGTTCAACAGCTCTTTATAATCACACAACTGGAATAGAAAACACTACAGTAGGATACGCTGCTGGTGATAGTTTAACATCGGGAAGTTATAATACTTTAATAGGTAAATCTTCTGATGGAAATGCTACAGCAAATGGTCAATTAGCAGTTGGTTATGGAACTGTAGTATCAGGGGGTTATGGTACTAGAATTGGATATTCAGGTACTGCTCATACTTATAGTACGGTTATTGGAGGATTAAGTACATCAAGTGAGCAATCCTATCAAACAATTATTGGTGAAGGAGGCATATATAAATTTATATCTAAAAGTCAAACTTGTAATTTAGGAGGGGATGATGTTGATGACCCTACTCACGCAACACCAATTGGAAAAATACCAAGATATGCCGTTATTACAAAATGTGCGGCTATAGTAACTACTCTTAGTAGTGATGCAAATCATAAACTAAAGTTAGTTTTATCTACAGATTCAACTGGTACTGATGGTACTAAATTAAATAATGTACAAAGTTTAATTAATTCAGGATTGGCTGATAGCTTTTCAGGTAGTGCATCGGATGGTTCAGCTGATTATATTGTAGCTGATAGTGGTGGGACTGCTAAAGTAGGTCACGTTTCTGTGGCTATTGGAGCAGATTCAGGGCTTTCTACTTTAGATTTAACTAGTGCTGACCAATATGTGTATTTAGCACACGCAGATAATAATCATACTAATGGTGATACAGACCCAACTACAGCACCAATAGTAAAGGTACTTATTGAATATATTGGTCTAGATTAAAGTTTTTAACTAACAAACAAAGGAGCTAAATAATGGCTAAAAAAGAAAAAGAACAAAAGCCTGTTTTAACTTTCGATGACAAAGAGTATATAATCGAGGATATGACAGATGAACAAAAAGGAATACTTAACCACATTAACGACTTACAGAATAAGATGAACTCTATGCAGTTTAACTTAGAACAGTTGAATGTTGGTAAAGATTCGTTCATAGAGAAACTTCGTGAATCTCTTAAAGAAGATAAAGAAGAGGAAGCAGCAGCTTAGTTATGATTATAAGGAAGAGTAGTCAAGGTCATCGAATTAGGTTACATCGTAACACAACTCCTAATGCTGTTCGTCAAAAGACATATGCAGACGGAACTGTCGAGACTTTGACTTACCCTTCTTCTCGTTATGATTACTTTGTAGAAGTAGATGGTGAAGTTGTAAAGCGTTCTGATAGTTTTGAGACAATAGAAGAATACTATGTTGACGAGTGTGCTAAATTATATGACAATGGACATGGTAGATTAACTATAGGGAAACATCAATTAGTTAACAATGTTGCTACAAGTCAATCAGATTATCCTACAGATTCAAATACAAAAGATGAGATAAAAAGATTTTATGATCTTAGAAATATTAGTTATGGCTCTAGTGAAACAAAGGCACAATTATTATCTAGGATTGTCCCTATAACCGATGGTGAGGGAAATGAATTAGCAAAAAAAATACAGGTGTAATATGAAAAATCCTTTAGCAACATTTTATTCATGGCAAGTTAATTCAGGAGCATTAGATGGTTGGACATCTTATCATATAGCAGCTGGATTATTTATAGCAAAGGTAGCACAATGGTTAGGTGCATCAGATTTATGGGCAGTCTTGTGGGTACTTATAATAGGTATTGCGTGGGAAATATTTGAAGTTTACGTAGAGGGTACAGAAGAAACGTATGGAACTAAAAAACGATGGGCTATTAATACTGCATCAGACGTATTTGTTGAAGTGGCAGCTGCGTGGTGGATGGTTATTTGAATTAATATGAAGAAACAAGAAATAATGGGCATAGCTTCTTGGTTAATTCTAATGTTATTTATTTTAGCATTGGTTTCATTGTCCGCTGGGTGTAAAAGTGGTTGGTCAGTTGGAAGTTTAGATATAACTCCTTCTGATTCTATTCATATAGATTATTTAATTATTACAGACCAAGATAGTTCTCAACATTGGTATGTTTCTAATACAATTAATAATGGTATTATTATTGGTGAAAATTATTGCTATAAGCATCATATCTGGGAAGATGTAAGAAAGAAAAGTGAGTGAAAAACCGAAAACATATAGGTCATATGGGATGGCAAAAATTGATGATAATTTTCGTATTAGTCTTAACATTAAGTGGCTTGGGCAAATTATCGTGGCAGTTGCTTTTGTTGTGTTGGGCTACTTACGAATTGAAAATCGCCTTGCAGAGCTTGAGCGAAGAATGGAACTTGCTGATAATAGGATATTAGAACTTGTGGAACAGAATCAAATAGAAGAACAAAAGACTAGGGAAGCAATGGAAGAACGTATATCTTTTTTTGAACGAGAACTTAATTTAAATCCATTTAGTTGGAAAAGGAAAAAGAAATGACTTCTGAAGTTATAACATTAGTACAAGAATTGGGATTTCCAGTTGCTCTTAGCGTTGGATTAGCTTTTGCTTTATATAGCGTAGTAAGATTTATCTTAAAAGAAAAAGTAGAAGATACTTTAAAAAGATTTGATGAAAAGCATGAAAACTTACAGCATCGGATGGATATTATTATGAATGAACTTGGTAAGATAAAAAAATGGAACGCAGAGATTAAATCTGATTTAAAAGTTTATATCGATATGACAATGAGGAAAAAATAATGCCGATGCCATTTCATTGTATAGAATGTGATGCACCAGTAAGGCAACCGATGAATGGTGTGTGTGATGATTGTAACCAAGAGGAGGAGTAATGGACTTTCTAGCAGTTTATTCAGAAGCGGGTATGATCGGTGTCGTAGGGGCTTTATTAGTGTATATGGTCTTCTCTATGAACAAAAGAGGACAGCAGCAAGAAGAAGCACTTCAGAAGTTAAAGGTAGAGAACAGGGGTCAAAGTGAGACTCTTGAGAATATGGAAAGTATGATTATTAAACTTATTGGAAGATGGAATCAAAGCGATGATAAGTTAGATAGAAAATTTGATGCTCTTAATAAAGAAATAAATGATTTAGATAATCAAGTATCTGAAATTAAAGGAAGTCTATCTAGGGTAAATGGAAAACAAACATGAAGTTAAATACTAATATATCTATTGAAAATATTATAACTATTATAGCACTTGTTTGTTCAATGATTCTTGCATTTGGATTTATACAGTATGATGTTGATATGATCAAAAAACACTTAGAATTGAAAGTTGATAAAAAGGAAGTTATGGCAGATAGAAATCTTATAACTTATAAGTTAGATGTTATAACTTCTGAAATTGAAGAAATGAAAGTTTCACTAAAGGAAATAAAAGGAGAAATACATGGACTTCGTAAGTGATTGGTTAAGTTGGTCTAATTTATTTTATATGGTAGGATTAGCCATAGCAGGATATGCTACATCAGTAACTGCTAAGAATAGAAATATTGTTGTACAGATTGGCGAATTAGTTAAAGCTTTAGAGGATGGATTAAAAGATAAGAAGCTAACTAAAACCGAAAAAGATAGAGTTATGAAAGAAGCCTTAGATGTTGCTAAAGCAGTTATACAGAGCAAATGGAAACTTTGGGGGTAATATGCCACGTTTTGGAAAAAGATCTAAAGAAAGATTAAAGGGAGTTAAGCCAGAACTCGTAAATGTTCTAAATGAGCTTATAAAGATAATGGATGTTACCATTATTGAGGGCTTGAGAACAGAGGCTAGGCAGGAAGAACTCGTAGCTCAAGGAAAGTCAAAGACAAAGTATAGTAAACACTTAGAAGGTAAGGCAGTTGACTTAGCTCCCTACCCAATTGATTGGGAAGACAGAGAAAGATTTCACTATATGGGTGGAATGGTTCGTGGTATAGGACAGCGTATGGGCGTAAATATTCGCTGGGGAGGTGACTGGGATTCAGACGGTGAGATAAAAGACAACGGCTTTGATGACCTAGTTCATGTGGAAATAAGATAATGAAAAGGTTAAAGTACTCTAAAACAATGATTTTAATTCCTAGCGTAAAAAAGTTAGATAATGTTTCTGTTTCTTGTGCTTATATAAAGTTTAATGCCTAAACAAATATATCAATTAAAAGATTTTAGCGGAGGTTTGAATAACCTTAAAGACGCTGCAGATATTGGAGACAATGAAGTAGCTGAAGCTAAGAACATGTCATTCACGGAGCAGGGTGCTGTTGGTGGTGCTTTTAATATGAGAAATGATACTAATAATAAACTTAATTCTACATATGATACTACACATATAGACCACATTGAAGCTGGTTACGGCTTAGGTTATTTTGAAACAGACCACTATACAGCAGATGGCTATACGAGAAGCGTTGCTTTAACAGGAAATGCTAGTGGAACATCACGTGGTTTTGTTTTTTATTTTGATGACCCTAGAATATATATATATGGTCAAAATGACGGTTCTGTTAAAAATGATCCAGAAGATAGCGGAACTGGTTCAGCTGGTAGTGCTGTAGAGATGCATACTTGGTTTCCTATTGGAACGCAAATAAAAATTTCTGGCTCTGCAACAGGTAGTAGTGGCGGCAGTTCTTTTACTTCTGGTACTTTAGATGGTATATATACAGTTATAGGAGTTGAATCTAGTCAAAATAGAATTAGTATAGATAGAAGACCTCCTGCTATGATAGATGCAGCACAAGGTGGCGGTGGGGCTGGAGCAGTACTTAGTAATGTAACAGCTACTATAACAGGTGTTTTATCAGGAGATAAAGTTTTATTATTGGCACATCCAGATGAACATAAAATAGATGTTTATTCTACAAGTAGAGATCTTGTTAGTACTGGTTGGGAAAACGATGTTATTACCTTACAAGGCTGGCTTGATGATGATTCTAAAAGCAAAGTATTGTATTATAAATCTGAAGAAGCTATACGTTGTTGTGATACAAACAGAGATACAAGTGGTAAAATACAATGGTATGGTTGGATATCTAGAACACACTTTTCATATCCCGGAAATACTAATTCAGATTCATATACTGGATATTATGCTAAAGATAATAATTTAGCACCTCCTTCATATGGTCAATATGAAGCAGATGAAGTTACTTTAGTATATCCTACGGCAGGTAAAGGGTTTAATTTAAAATGTCTTACAACTACAAATGATGGTTTAGTTGAAGGAAAAACTTATGAATTTGCACAGTCATTTATATATGATGGAAATCAAGAGAGTTTATTAAGTCACTATAATAAGCTTGATAATTCACCAATTTCTACATTAAATACAACTTTAACAGCAAATGATTTAAAACAACTTAATGTTCAAATAGGTGCTAAGGGACCTTATGACCCACGTATATCTGGTGGTAGAATTTATATTAGAGAAAGTGGTACAGACGATGAATGGAATCTGCTATTAGATATTGACTTAACTAAAGGAGCTAGAATATCTTTAACTGGAGATTATACAGAATGGAAAATAGCATCTGATCCAGATTTTTATATAGGTTCAGCTGTTGATACTTATATGGTTATAGATAGTATAAGTCCGATAACATATGAAGTAATTAATGGATATCCTTCTAGTATATTTTCTAACGATATTGGAGGAGTTGGAGAAAACTGGAAAGATGTTGTAGTGTCTAATGGCAGGGCTTTTGTATGTAATGTTAGAATTAAGGATGAAAACAAAGGGCAGCATAAGATACCGGGCATAGCAGGAGAAGCTGACCTTACTGAATTTAAAGATCGGATTATGTATTCTATGCCGAATAGATACGATACATTTCCTTCATTTAATTTTATTGAAGCATCTAAGGGTGACGCAGATCATTATATGGCTATAGAATCATATGCTGATAGACTACTTGCTTTTAAACAAAATAGTATGGATATAATAAATATATCTTCTCCTAGTGATGCTAATTGGTTTTTAGAGGATACTAAAAATTATATGGGAGTGGAAAGTCATTTAGCTGTAGTTAAAACTCAGTATGGTGCTATTTGGGTAAATAAAAATGGTTTATTTCTATATGATGGTCAGAATATAAGAGATTTAACAGAAAATAAAATTGATGATACTACTTGGTATAGTTTTATAACTAGTTTTAGCGGAATTATATATGATGAAGTAAAGTCAATTGCATTTGTAATAAAAGATTTTTCATCTAATGGCGATGCTTATATGTGTGATTTAAAGAAGGGAAACTTTACTTATTTAATTGATTTTGCATATGACTCTATTACTAATCCAGTAGATACTAATTTTTCTGGTGGTCCCAATACAATAGTTTGCAAGCTCGATACAACAGGCACAGACCATACTGAATTTTATCAATTATACAGAAGTCCTCAAGCTCAAACTGGTGTAGAATTGCAAACAAAGAATTTTACACTTGGCGACCCTAATGTAATGAAAAAAATATATGCTATTTATATTACTTATCAAGCTACAGCAAGTATAGCATCAGATGTGCATTATAGCACAAATGGTGGTACTAGTTGGACCAATACATCTGCTGGTCCTTCTACTATAGATAGTGGTACAGCTGGATGGAAAAAAGGTAAATGGGCTATAGCAACTCCTCCAGCAGCATCTACTATTATGGTAAAAATAGATGCTTCTGCTGAAAATTTAATAAAGATTAATGATATAGGAATTGAATACAGACCTATACATAAGAGAATGGCTTAATGGATAGAATATCAAGGCAGATAGCTAATTCTAAACAAGACAGAATACAGATAGTTAAGTCACAACCTTCCGGAGCATCATTACGTGAAGGACAGGAAGTAATATATGTTACTAAAGATAATAGAATAGCAAGGTATAGAAAAGAACAAGGTCGTGTTTGGGTGTCTTATATGAATTCAAATGAGAATCAAATAGTTGATGGAGATCTAATTGTTAAAAGAAACTTAAATGTAAATGGTGATATAACTGGTGGTCAAATAAGTTTTTTTAATCATAATTACAATACTACAAGTGCGGCTTTAAGATACTTACCTTGGGGTTCAATAAGTGAGGCTGCTAGTATTTATTATTACAATAATATTATAGCTCCTTATTCTGGTAGATTATTAAAGGTTTTAGTTCGTTGTAACACGGATATAGATACAGTAATAGTCGGTTTTCATAAATCTCCAGATGAAACAGAAGCTCCTAATACAACAGCAACAGAAACAATAACTTTAGAAATGGGAACAGATGATATAACTACTGAATTTAAATTTACATCAACTTCTGTTTTTGATGCGGGAGACGTAATTGCTATTTCAATAGATCCAGAAAATGTTCCAAACGATGTAAAGGTAACATCGGTTTGGTTATTTAACACTACTATTTAAGGAAAATTATTTAATGAATCTTGACAATATTAAATTACATTATATAATATTATATTTGGAGCAATATTATGGCTAGTATAGGACAACTATTAATATCAGGGCAAGGTGCGAAGTCTCGTAGAGACATTGAACGAGCTCAACAAGCAGAAATGGCTAGGCGAGAAAGAGCTGCTAAAGCTGGTGGCTGGGGAAGAGCTTTAGGTTTTGGTGGAAGTTTTTTAGCTACACTAGGTATGGCTAATCCTCTTCTTGCAGCAGGATTAACTGGTCTAGGAGCTTTAGCAGGAAGATCTGCAGGTAGGGCTTTATATGGTGGAAGAGAAAGAGATGCCGATAAAAACATTAATACTGATTTTTATCAAGGTGCACAAAGAGATTTTAAAAAAGAAATAGGTGATTATCAGCAAGGTATGCGTGAACGTATGATGATGGATACTGGTAGAGATGTATTTAGTGCTTATAATTTAGGTAAGTATATGAAACCTAAAACAACTATTAATCCAGAGATGGCAAAAACAATTAATCAGGCTAAGGATAGTGTAAATTATATGAATCAAGCTCAGAATATAGGAGTTTCTAGTAGTAGTGCTGGTCTTAATAATCAATTGACATCAGCTAGTAGAATTACAAATCCCCTTGATAACTCTTTATTAAATTTAGTTGAATCACCTGCAGTTAATACTGCAGTTAATCAAAACCTCCCTATAAGTAGTAATGCTATAGCTTCTGGTCAAGATACAGTTGACGTAAATCAATTTTTTAATGAAATGCTTACTAGGAATCAACCAGCTACTAATCCAAATAGTCCGTTGCTTCCTCAATATCAAAATAATTCTTCATTTTATAATCAATTTTCAACTCTTGGAGGACCTTAATTAATGCCTGATATGTATGGAAATCCATTACCGGGTGAAGAAACTATTGACTTTAATCCTTTTAATCAGAGTGGTGGTTATAGTGGACCTGCAGCTGGTGGACAAGGTGGTGCAAGTAATTACAATTTACGTGGTGCAAACCCTTGGTTACAAACAGCTATTGGTAATACAAATAATCCAAATTTAGATTATCAATCATACCTTACTGGGTTAGGGTTTGATGTAGAATCAGATAAAGTAGGTAAATACTTTTCTGGTATACAACAACAATATGGTGAAGATGTTGGTATGGCAAGAACTGGTTTTAGTCAAGGTATGTCAGGACTTCAATCACAAGCTACTGGGCAAGCAATGCAATTAGGTGGTGGGCAAGGAATATCATCTGCATATAATCCCGGATTTGGGAAAGCTCAGTATGGAATGCAACAAGGTTTACAAGGTATTCAACAGCAATACGGTCAAGCTATGCAAGGTGGATTACTTGATTTTACACAACAAAAATTAGGTGCACAAAGAGATGCACAATCTGAAATTAGAAGTATCGCTACTGGATTAATAGGACAAGATGCTGCAGGTATTGGATATGGTGATGGATCTGGATCTGATGATGATGGTAATAGAGGATTTCCACTTCCCCCAACTGATTTATCAGATTGGAACCCTCCTACTCCATCAGGTGGTGCTGGTAGTTCAAGATATAATTTTGGTGGAGAAACTTGGGTATGGGATGGTATTTCTTGGGTAACTGAAGCTCAGTTTGATTCTGATATGGCAGATCATTATGACACAGAGCCTTAATAATTTAGGAGTTTAATTATGGCACAATATGAAGCAGGACAATATATTAATGAATTTATGAACGAGATGCCCTCGTTACTTCTTACTATGCGTAAGATGGACATAGATCAAATGCTTGAAACTAGAAGATTAGACCAGCAAGATGTTTCTCTAGATATGCAAAGACAAAGAGACTTAGTTGACTTTGATATGCGTGAACGTCAGATGGCTATGAATGAAGATATCTTTGGTGAGCAAAAGACAGGTAGAGAAGCTTGGAGAAAGGTTAAAGAACCTTTATTAAAAGAAATGAAACAACGTATGCAGTTAGATGAAGAATACAGAGAACAACGTAAAGATATGAGTTTTTGGGATCAAATTTCAAGACCCGGTGAAGAAGATATTAATATTCCTTTTACAGATTGGTCTATTAGAGATTCAGAAAGAACTATAGCTAAGGAAGCAGCAGAAGATATTTATGGAAAGCCTAGAGATGCTAGTCAGGTATTTGGAGATATTGAAAGTATGAGTGTTGATTTAACTCCAGAACAATGGATGTCTATTTATCAAAACCCAGTATTTCAACCACAATTATTAGGTAAAACAGGATTATTAGGTGCTACTACTGCTGGTTCAGTAGGTGGCTATTATCCATAGGAGTATATTATGTCATTATCATTAGGATTATTAGGAGCATTAGCAGGTGGTGCAACTGGTGGAATGCTTCGTGCAGGTGGAAGTAGGGCTTTAGGTGCAGCAGCAGGTGCTGTTGGTGGAGGCTTGGGTGTTTCTCATGCTATGAAAGATGTTATTGAAGAAAAACCTAATAAAAATGAATTAAGCAATGCTAAGATGGATGAACAATGGTTTAAAGAGCATATTAATATTTGGCGTAAAGTGACTGAAAGGGAAGGTATTTGGGATAGGACTACTAAAGATTGGAAAGAAAAAGGGGACGAATATATTAAAAACCCTGAATTTCAAGAATTTGTTAACTCTGCCGATGTTCAAAAAAAGAAAAAACTATTAAAAGATAAATGGTTTATGAAACAAGGTGAACAAATTTCTGATTTATCTAATTATGGCTTTGATGATATGCATGATAATGATTATAAAAATTTTATTGTATCTATTGCTCCTCAGTATGAAAGGAAGGACCAGTTTGGACACGGTACTTCTATTGCACCTAGTGGAGATCCAGAGTTTCTTGGTGTTAAAAAAGAAGACGTAGTGAGGTATTAATTATGGCTAAAGATAAATTTGGATTTGGAACAGAAAAAATTTCTTGGGATGACCCTTGGGGTGATAACATTACTATTCCCCATAAAAAAGGAAAACCATTATCAGGTAAAGAAGCTGAAAAATTAAATATTTATAAAGGCGATGGTTTTCAAGACCTTTTATATAAAGGTCACACTCTTCAAGATATTGATTTTTCAGAGTATAATGAAGAAGATATATCTAAACTAATAAGTTGGTATACAGATGCACGAGAAAAAGCAATCTTAAAAAGCAAGGCTTATTCAGATAATCAAAATGTTGTTTCTGCTCAAAATGAAAAATTGAATGAGATTCAACATGTTATGAAACAATACGGGGAGCATTTAAAAAGGTAATAATTATGGCTATTAATTTTATGGCAGTACAAGAACTATCTCGTCAATATAATGATGACCCACGTTCTTTTTCTGACTCAGAGGCTGAGATGATTGCTAATCTATCTCAACAATTTGGACTTGATTTTCAACGTACAAGTAGACCCGGTGCAAAAGCTGTTTTTGATGCAGCCGATATGGCTACTTTTGGATTGATACCCAATAGATGGCGACCAGAATCTAGAGGCGATACAGTCTTAGGTGAAAGTGGTATTGATGAAGTAGGTGGAGGTATTGGAGTTTTAGGTGGATTAGTTGGTGCTGGTGCAGCATTAAAAAAAGGAGTAGGTGCTGCTCGTTCTGTTTTTAGTCGTGGTGGAGGTGCAGCAGATGATATAATTCAAAAAGCTGCAGAGGGAGTACAGACATCTCCTCGTGGATTACTTCCTGCTTATGAAGGTGGCTTAGTTCCTTCTCCTAGATTATTAGGACCCGGAAGTCCTCCTCCCGTATCTTCTCCTTTACAATTAGGTCCAGCTAGTTTATTATCGATAGCTGGTAGTAGACCAGCTCAAATTCCTCAATTTGCTGCTAGTAGATACAATACAGTACAAAGAGGATTTCAGCAACAGTATCCCTAAATAAAACATGTCATATGCTCAAGAGTCTGTACGTGTTAAAAGACTCATTGATATGTATAGGGGAAACCCTAATATGTTCAATGAAGAACAGCTTGACGAATTACAAGAATTAGCAAAGCAAACTAATCTTACTTTTAACAGGGTATCAACAGAATTTAATTTAAGAAATGTAGCTGAGTCTGCAGTTGGTGGTCTTGCAGAAGGTTTCACTACTATACCTATAGGCAGACAGCCTCGAAATACATATGAAGCATTAGCACATTCAATGGGACACCTTGTAGGTTTTGCTCCCGGGATTGCTGCTATCCCATTAAAAGGTTTGGCTGCAGGTGCATCTAGACTAGGAATGATGGGCGTTAAGAAAGCTTTTGAAAAAGGAGCATTTGGTGCTCAATCAATAAATAAGTTTTCAGTACCTATGATATTTGGTGATAAGGCTAGTGATCTATTAAATAGAGGTATCGCTAAAGCTGGATTAGAATCATTAGATTATTTGAAACGTGGTAGTGCTACACGTGGTATTATGAATGACGCTGTTCATTTAGGTGTAGCTAGTGGTGCTAGTAGTATCTGGGG